ACTCGTCCCAATCCCGAGGTTGCCGGAGGAGTCGAGGGTGGCTCTGATTGTTGCATTTGAAACCAGATACAGCGGATTGGCCGCAAACGTACCAATGAATGATGAATACGCCGCGCTTCCTGTCAATGTTTGACCCGCTGTTGAGCCTTCAACGCCTGTGTACAAGTCGCCAGATGTATTAGTCAGCCCTGTTTGAACGCGACCAGTGGTGATGCCGCTTGTGCGGAAAACCAAGTTGTATCCGGTTGCGCTTGACGCACTTGAGTTGATCGTTCCTGCAACATCCAGCTTGTATCCCGGCGAACTCGTCCCAATCCCGAGGTTGCCGGAGGAGTCGAGACGCATGCGCTCGGTGGGAGACGCGCCACTTGTTGCAGTGGAGAACAGCAAGTTTCCGCCCTGCGATCCCCCCGGCCCCACGTTGCCGGTGATGACGTTTGAGATGGACGACTTGATACCTGCATCGTCTGCATCGCCGTCGTAAAACTCGATGGTTCCTACCGTGCTGTTGGTGACACTTGAACTTGACCCCAAACGCAAAATCGCAGAAACACCGTTGGATGTTCTCAAATCCAAAAGCGTAGCAGGCGAACTCGTCCCAATCCCGAGGTTGCCGGCACCATCAAGTCGCATTCTTTCCAGAATGTTTGTGCCATCGCGGGTACTAAACGCAAGCGCGGAAACCTGTCCGCCAGTTCCTATCGCTGAAATATCAGCAACACATCCAACGCCTGATCCAGAGTCAGTTGCGCGGAGCCGAATGACTGCATTCTGAGAGGCTCCAGCAGGGGCTTGTATTTCCAGCCGCTGCCCCGGCGAACTCGTCCCAATCCCCAGCCCGGTGCTGGTGAGGCGCATTTGTTCGTTCGTACCCAAGAAAAAACCGATTGGGTCATTGGTGCTGCTGTAAACAACAGTTCCGTTGGCAATACCAAAAAAGCCGCCAACGGAGTTGTCTCGACCAAAATATGACGAACCCGAAGAATTAGCAAACTGGGAAGCGGAATATCCAGTAGTCGTTGCCGCCAAACGAAGCCTCGGGTTTGCAGCGGTTCCGTCAATCAACTGCCCCGGAGATGCAACACCAATCCCCAAACTCGTCCCATCAAACGTCAGCGCACTCCCCGTAGCCAGCGCACTTGTGCTGGAGGCATACACCACCCCACCAGAGGTGAAAGAGGTCAGCCCTGTGCCGCCGTTCGTTGTAGCCAATGTGCCCGTCACGCCCGTCGAGAGAGGCAAACCCGTGGCGTTGGTCAGCGTGACCGAGGTGGGAGTGCCAAGGATCGGGGTCACCAGCGTGGGGGAGGTGGACATCACCACATTGCCCGTGCCCGTGATGGCGTTGGACACCAAGTTCTTTGAGGCGTCAGTAAACACCGCCTGCGAGGCCGTCAGCGCGGATAGGGTGGTTGTGCCCGACCACGTGTGATTACCGCTGTGCGTGGGGTTGCCCGACCAAGTAAGCGTGGGGGCGGAAACTGTCAGCGTCGAGCCCGACTCACTCACCAGACCAGACACCGTCATGGCGCTGCCAGCTGCGTTGACAAGCACGTACTTGCCCCCGTTCCCGCTCAACGTCGGCAGCAGGTCAAACCCAGCGGAAATAGCGCTCAGCTCGGCGCGCATGGCCGCCGAGGATCCAGAAGAACCAGTGACAGGGTACGTGCCGTGGTTGTAATACGGGTTTGACATTACCTGATACCTCTACGCGGCGAGTAGTGCAGCGCCACGCTGTTGATTGTGAACGGCTGGTTGAACCGTGAGTCGGATGAAATGACGATTGCGATGTTCTCGGCAGTTCCGTCGCACGTGACCTCGCTGGGAGCCAGCGTTCTGCCGTCCCAAACGAAAGCGTCCCAGACGAACGCGTCCCACGTCGCTGCAAAGAACGGCACGGAGTAGGGCCTCGTGGGCGCTTGGTCGATGTCCGTCGTTTCGTACCCGAGCAGGTAACCAAAGTCGAAGCCGGCGTAGCCTGTGCCGGTGATCTCCAACGACACACGGCGGTATCGTTTCAACACTCGGGAGTTCCCCTGAGGGCTAAAGTTCAGCTTCAAAGCAGAGTTGATGGAGACGCCGTCAAAGTCCGGCCCCGTTTCCATCTGGTAGACGTAACCATTGGTGGAGCCGAAGAACGAAACTTCGCTACCCGTCGTGACCTCCCCCTCGCACCAGCAGTTGACCGGGTTCGGGAAATTGACGGGCATTGTGCCAAGCGACCGGCCGTTGACAATGGTGCTGTACAACCCCGTTCCATCGCTGTAAAACACCCTGTATTGAGATTTCTCCCGGCTGACAGCTGAAGCCGTGGCCAGTCCTCGGTGCAGTTGCACAAACGGGCGCAGAGCAAACGTCAGCGTCGCGCTGTCGAAGTTGCCGTAGTTACGGGTGGTCGACAGAGCCATTACACCCCGGTCGTCCAGCGAGTACGCGTCGGTGATGGTCTGCGTGGTGTACGGCGCCGCGCCCGTGCCCCTGTCGTACGGCACCAGGTTCCACGCGCTGGCGGACACCCCGTAGAGCATGTGCGTGTTGTTCTTGGTGTAGATGGCCAGAGCAGCGGTCGTCGCGTCACCTGGCATTGACTGCATGCAAGTCACGTTCTCGGGGACCACCAGCTCGTTGGTGCCCAGAACCGGGCTCCACACGTAGGGCGCGCCCACGGCGCTGTTTTGCACGCTGGGCCCGAACGAGAAGAAGAGGTAGTTCTTCTGCACCGCCACATGGTCCGGGGTGTCGTCGGCCATGCCCGTGCGGACGGGAACGTACACCGTGCCGTCAAACTCAAAGCCCCTGTTGACGGTGTCAGCGCCGTACAAACGCGTGGACGCAAGCGATCCCCCCAGGTTGGCGACCACCGTCTCCACGCGGCCGTTCGGGGCGAGCGTAATGGCGGTTGCCGCCCCGCCCGCGTGCGCGCGAGTGGTTCCTGCAACTCGAAGATGCTCCGGCGCGGCAAACGTCCCTGAGGTGCTGGAAAGAATCAACCTGCCAGTTGCGCCCGACCACGATGTGCCGTTTTCAATGACAACGCGGGCTACGACACCCGTGGCCCCGCTTGTTTGCCCAGTGACCGTGTTTCCTTCGGCGATAGCTGTGCCTGTTCCACTATTGAACGCAAGCTCAAAGCCCAACGCAACGGCCGTCCAGCCACTGCTCGTGGACTTGTGAATGGCCATCGCCGTGTTGCCGACGTTGTTGCGCCAGGCGTACACGGTGTTGTTGAGGAACGCGACACCCCGGACCGGTCCAGAGCCCGGAACAGGCCCGATGTCTGCTCGGTACACGTCCGCGGCCAATCCCAGGTAGGTGGCTTGCGTCAGAGCGTCGGGGGAGAAAGAGGTTGTTGAGACCACCGCCCCGATCAAAGTCGCGCCGACGTAGACATCATTGCCGACCGCGAAAGCGCCGACCGCTTTTGTGTAGACGACGTTCACTGCGTCCACCGTGATGACCACGCCCGTGACCGTGTTGGCTAGGTTCCTGATGGTCGCGCCTGAGGTAATGCCCGCGGTGGAGGTCAGCGAAACGACCGCGTAGACCGCACTGTTTGGGCTGGTCCTGCCGTCAAACCTCTCGTACCCCGCGATCCGGCTGTAGCCCCCCGTCGTGCTGACCTCGAAGTTCTGGGCTTCCCGGGCCACGCCGGGCGGCAGCGACAGCGTGGGCGTGATCTGATCCAAGCCCCCTTGGAGCTTGAACACGTCGTATTTGACCGGGGCTGTCCTGATCGGGACTACCATGATCAGGCGAGCGGCGGGCCGCTCGTGATGACCTGAAGTTGATCCGCGGCCAGCTCGGCGCCGATGCGGCTGATCTGGTCGTCAGCCCGGCCGATGACCTCAGGCGCAGCCATGAAGATGCCGTACGCACGCAGCGCACGGAACGCGATCAGTTCGTGGAACCGGGCCGGCATGGCCGGGGTGTCAGCGTCCGCGCTGAGCGTGATCGGCGTGCGGTAGAACTCGTAGACGATGGTGTACGCGCCATCGGGAACGATCCCGAAGTAGAGGTTCTTCTGCGGGTCGATCGAGAACACCACAGGCCGGCTGCGCGCGGAACGCATGTTGCCGTACTGGTAGAGGTTGCGGTACTGCCACCAGGGCATGACTT